ATATTCATATGAAATACTTATTGATAATTATCAATTTCACAACAAAAACAGACGATATTTATTTAATTCAAACAAATCAAACACATGCCAAAAACGCTCAATATATGAGCGATTTTACAGCCCGAAAACCTGTCATTGCCTGCTAAAAAATTTCAGGTTTGAAAACAAAAGTTTTCGAGTTCTGGAATGCCCGGATTTGCTGGGGTTGCGGGGAGGGAATCAAACGGAATAAGAAATAAAGACAATCAGAAAGCAATGGTGAAATCGGTTATTTTCCAGGCGAAAAAGGCGTTTTAGTAAATAAATATTACAGCCTGAAATAAAGCCGTACAAAATCGGCACACGTAAAGGTGATTTAATTCATGGTGTTAGGTGTTAATTCGGCGTTTTTTATGAAAGCCGTGTACAGGTTTGTTTCAGGATGCAGGTCTGACCAGTGTCTGCAACATATTGACAGCCATTTTTAGAGCGGTGCGAAAAAAGGGAAAGGTGATGCAGGAGGGAGGGCTATTTTACGCAAAGCCTTGTACCATGCTAGGCGGAGCGGCGCTTACAGCGGGCATTGCGTCAGCCTGGAATAGCGTTTCCAGTGCGCTGGACAATATCACAAAGCAGGAAAACCAGCTTGCAAGACTTCCGCAGACAATAGGAAGTGCGACGGATTCATTTCTGAGCCTGAATAAAGCCGCCAGCGACACAAAAACAGACGCCGGGGCATTCATCAGCACTTATGCCAACATCGCCACAGCGACAGAAAAGATGGGGCTTTCTGAGAAGGAAGCCATAGAAGCAACACAGGGACTGACAAGCGCTCTTGCGCTGGGTGGTGGTAGTGAGCAGGCGGTGACAAACGCCCTTTACCAGATGGGACAGGCGTTTTCCTCAAACCGCTTTGCGGGTGATGAGTTCCGTTCGTTCATGGAGGCTATAGGGACGCAAGCGCCGGAAGTGGCAAAGGCATTTGACACTGACGTTGCGGGACTCCGCGAAATGTCAGAACAGGGAAAACTAACCGCCGAAGTGGTTGTTAAAGCGTTCCGAAAAATGGCAGCGGCAAACGTCGACATGTTGAAAAAACAGGGGTGGACGTGGGGGCAGGTCTTAACGGTCATGGGTAACGACTGGACGGCATTCCTGGCAAAAGCCACGCAGGGCGGGGAGTGGCAGAGGCTGACAGACTGGCTGGCGGGAACAATCATCCCGGCAGTAAGAGAGGCGGAGAATAATTTCGCTGAGTTCTGGTCAACCCTGGCAGACGAAAGCAAATCCGCAATCCTGATTGGCATACTCGCGGCGGTTGGCGCGGCATTTACGGCGCTTGCAATTCCGGTCCTGGCGGCGACATGGCCCTTTTTGGCAATCGGTGCGGCGGTATGGCTCATTTATGAGTTGTTTGTCGAGTTTAAAGCCTGGATGGATGGTAAAGGAGGAACAATTTTCGACCGCTTATTTGGTCAGTTTGACGAGTTCGAAAAACGATACCCGGCGATTGTAAAAGGGCTGAAAGAGTTAAAAAGCCTGTTTGCAGGAATGGGGGGAGTTGCGACGGAAGAATCAAGGCCATCACAGACGCAAATTGATGATTTTCTGAAAAACAGGAACGGAGGCGGCAAGCCTGAAAAGGGACTTGTTGAGAGATTTCTTGAATATAACGGGAATTTCAATCCGCTGCCTGGGCTGGAAAAATTTCTTAACCTTTTTGTGGGGGATGCAAACGCGGGAGAGATGAGTAGCATCACAGGAAGACCGCAATCAGGAGTAACGGCGAATTACACGAATAGCGGTAATAAAGAAGTGAATATTTTCGTTCAGCAACCATCGGAAGCGGCGGAAATAACGAACCGTCTGGACAATCCGGGAACAATTAACGATAGTATCGGCGGCAATATCGCTTTAGGGCAGGGAGCAATATAAGTGAACAAAATCATTTTGATGTTTTTGCTGTTAATCGCGCCAGTTTCTGTACTGGCAGGAAACCATAAAGGAGAGGCAACCATACCAAATAAAACGCAAATAAATGAATATCTTAAATGCAGAGAGGCAGCGAGGGCGGCGCGGGAGAGCGTAGGCAGGCAAGTATACGATGCAGCATTAAAAGGAAATGATAATAATTTTCTGTACGGTTTTATAATTTTTATGGTCGATTTGGGTGGCGGCATAACAGGAATTTATAGCGCATCATTCAGAAATGCTACTTTGTACGGACAAAGCGACGGTGAGCAATACCAGAGCGAAAATATTACATGTGGGAAATAATATGGATTTCATAAAGTTTAACACAATGATTACGCCAAAAATTTTATCCTGGTTATATGCTATTTTCGCGATTGCTTGCGTAATCATGGCGTTTATTGAATTTGGAGAAAATCACAACATTTTATTAATGATTGTATGGCTGGCTGCAATTGTTGCTGTAAGAGTGCCGTTTGAGTTCATTATGGTAATTTTTAAAATTAACGAAAATCTCACAAAGATTTCGAGCGCAAAAATGAAGCATGAAAGAAAAGAAAGTGAAGTACCAGACGCTGATTTTTGAAGATTAAGCCGCCAGCGGTAGCGTCATGTAAAGAAGTCGCAGAAGGTGAAAAAATCCCCTCATCGCAGGGGATTTTTTTTATGGGGCTAAATCATGGCAACGGGTATGAATGGAGCACTGGCAGCGCCGCAGGATTCACGGGCCGTCCTGGTGCTTGAATCTGGCGTTACACTGTCACTGCGCGTAAAAACTGGCGAAAACATCGAGGCAAGCCGCACCATAACACGCGGGAAGATTGAGACGGGTTACAAGATTTCTGACGGTGTCGTTGATGACGGAAAATCAATCCAGCTTGAGGGAATTATCACGGGTTCAGATTCGATGCTGGTCCCGTATGACATGAGCGCCGCCGCCAGTATTGCGCAAAGCATCATGCAGGCATTTGAAGCGCGGGAATTTGCCTCATGTTACACATCAATGATGGCTATCCCGCAATGTGTGATACGCCGCGCCCGCGTGGACGCTGAACCAAATAAAAACGCCTACAACGTCAGGCTTGAAATCGAGCAGGTCAGAACCGTCACCTTTCAGCGTTCCCGCATCAATTCAGCCCAGGCAAAAACTACCGACCCGGCAGGGAAGGGGAAAGTATCCGCAGGGAAAAAGACCTCCGCAAAGGTTGATACGAAAAAGGACCCGCAGACAGCAACAAAGGCGCAGGAAACGCAAAAAATTTACACGTTCGGCACTGAGCAGAGGGCTTAACGGATGGCTGACACTTATTACAAGGTTGATTTGATCCCCTCAATACCAGACCAGGATTTAGTAACTGTCCTGAACGGCACAGCGTTACGTCTGCGCGTGTTTTACGCGACGACGACGCGGCTATGGTGGCTGGAGATTTCGACGCCGGATAACAGCGTTACGCTGTCACAAATGGTTTTGCGTCCGGGCATTATGCGACCGATTCAGGGGCTTTTACCTGGCTATGCCGGAGCCGCTGCAATCGGGGTTGTAAGAATTAAGGCCGTCGCAACTTTTGAAAGCATTGACGCGTTCAAAAATGATTTCGGGCTGTTTTTATCCGATGACACAGAGGACGAGTGATGAACATTTTAAGGAGGTGCAGAGCACTATACAGGACACTGAAACGCCACAAAATACCCGTAACTTTTTTTCTGTCGGCGCTGGTGGTGATTCTGATTTCCCGTTTTTGGGACTGGTTCAAATATAAAGTTGGAGTGTTTACCGCGCTTATGGGGCTTATATCGCTGAATCAGTGGGCTGTTATTGTGGGTATTTTATGCACGATTATTACTTGCCTTGTTAACTGGTATTACGAGCGGAAAAAATACCTGTTAGCAGAGAAAAAAGCAGAGGAAGAAAATGAAGCGTAAAGCGATATTAAGCGCCGCTGTACTGGCGTTGATTGCCGCTGGCGCGCCAGCGACAAAAATATTCGACCAGTTCATTCATGAGAAGGAAGGAAATACGCTGGTTGCGGTTGTTGACCCTGGCGGAGTCTGGTCAATATGCCACGGCGTGACGCACATCAACGGAAAGCCGGTAATCAAGGGCCAGCGCGTGACCGCAAAAACGTGCGAAAAACTGAACGCCATAGAGCGCGCAAAGGCGCTCGCCTGGGTTGACCAGAATATTCACGTTCCGCTGTCAGAGCCTGCAAAGGCAGGAATAGCGAGTTTTTGCCCGTACAACATCGGACCCGCAAAGTGTTTTAACTCCACGTTTTACCGCAGGATCAATCAGGGCAATTTCAAAGGAGCCTGTGAAGCGTTGCGATGGTGGATTATGGACGGAGGTCGTGATTGCCGGAAGACGAAAGGACAGGCGGACGGTTGCTATGGTCAGGTGACGCGCAGACAGCAGGAAAGCGCGCTCGTTTGCTGGGGGATTGACGATTGAAAGCGGGATACCTGGTATTAGCTGGCGTCCTGCTTTCCGCGTTACTGGCGTCGGGTGGCTGGTGGTTGTATGAACGGGGCGTTGCCAGTGGTGAGGCTAACATCAATGCGAAATGGTCCGTTAGCTGGGCGATACGGAATGCCGCAGACACAATGGCTACGCTGAAACAGGAACAGGAAGAGCGCGCAGAGGAACGGCGCAGACAGGCAGAAACTGAGGGGATTATTGCAGATGCGAGACATGACGCTATCAGGTTTGAGGCTAAGTATCATGATGCTGTTGCTTCTGGCGAGCGGTTGCAGCGGGAACTACGCGCCATCAGGAGTAAATTTAAAACCAGTGAAACGGGCAGAATTTCAACCACTTCCGGCGGAGGCTATACAGCCGCAGAAGCCGCCAGTTTGCTCGCCGAGTTGTACGCAAGCGCTGACAAAAGAGCGGGAGAAATCGCGAAGTTTGCTGATGATGCTAACCGGGCGGGGTTCAGGTGCGAGCAAATTTATGAAACCGTAACGGATACGCCGTTACAAAACACTAAAAAGAAGGAAAGCGAAAAATGACAGTAAGAGCAAAGTTTGTGTGTTCGGTAGTTGAGCATGTAGAGGGTTCGGATTCAGCGATAGTGTGCATGAAACCAGTTATTGATGATTCGCCAGAAAACAAAACATGGTCAAAGTACACGCCAGGCGGTTCGCTGGAGATGTACATTTCAAATCCTGATGCCGTGAGAGAGTTTACGGTAGGTGCTGAGTATTTAATCGATATCACACAGGTTGAAAAAGCCACAAGCTAAAAATGACACAAATCAAATAACATAGTGTTTGTGTTTGACATTAATGACGCACACATACAGAGTTAACGGCGAAAAGTTTCATTTTGTCGGGCTGGTGGGGGCGTTTTACGCGAGGTTGTCTGATTTCCGGTGTATTTAACATAATATACATTATGCGCACAAATAAAGATTAAGACAGAATCTGCCATTTCACGGTCGTCATTGTCCTGCTGATTACAAGCGTTCTCGCCAGTTCCTGATGCCTACAAACAGAATTCGCTGCAGCCTCTCCAATGAATTACCATTCACCAGGCCTCTGGCTCTCTTAGCATATGGACGATGTTGCACGGATTCATGATCCAGCCGCCCTTGAAACCGTTGGGTAACATTTCCTTCCCAGTCGCTGCCAATACTAAACTAGTATAGTTCATACCTTATGCACACTTAGTTGAACCATTGACAGGAGAATTACTGATGTCCGACTGGAATCCGGCGCTGTATATGCAGTATGGCGCAGAACGTTCAAGACCCGCTGCTGAACTGCTGGCCAGAATTCAGCTTGAGCATGTCTCTTCCGTGGTTGATTTGGGATGCGGCCCCGGTAACAGTACGGCGTTACTCCAAAGCCGCTGGCCTGGAGCGAGTATTACTGGTGTAGATACCTCCCCCGCGATGCTGGACGAGGCGCGAACGGCTTTGCCAAATTGTCACTTTATTGAAGCGGATATTCGTCTGTTTCAACCCGTCACACCGCCCGATGTCATTTATGCCAATGCCTCGCTACAGTGGATCCCCGATCACTATGATCTGTTTCCCCGCCTGGTCACCCTGCTGAATGATAACGGCATTCTGGCCGTGCAAATGCCGGATAACTGGCTGGAACCTACACACGTGCTGATGCGTGAAGTGGCTTATGAACAGGATTATCCGAATCGTGGTCGTGACGCCCTGCCCGGCGTTCACGCCTACTACGACATTCTGAGCGAAGCGGGATGCGAAGTGGATATCTGGCGCACAACCTATTATCACAGGATGCGTTCCCATCAGGCGATTATTGACTGGGTCAGTGCCACAGGGTTGCGCCCCTGGATGCAGGATCTCAATGAACACGAACAGCAACGGTTCCTGGAGCGTTATCATCAGCTTTTACAAGAGCAATACCCACTTCAGGAAGATGGCCAGATATTACTGGCGTTTCCGCGCTTGTTCGTGATTGCGCGTCGCCAGTCCTGATCTCACTCTCTCAGCGGACAGGCTGCTTTCCAGGCGGCCAGCTTCGCTTCATTATTCCCGGTTGGTCGTGATAATAGCCAGTGTGAAAGCTGACGATCGTCCGTTGCGGTACTCTTCTTTACCTGACGAGTTGAAGTTGCCGCTTTGGCAGGCGGTGCCGTTAAGTTCCCCGCCGTCGCCGGTGAATGTATTTTGACTAATAGCTGACAATGCCCGCCCCGTACTGCCGTTTTGCGAACGCTGAATTCGATGTCGTGTTTATCGTAGCGGTGACAAAGATAATGCAGTATCCCGCTGGCTCGGCGCAGGTCAATATGAAATGCCTGGCTTACGTCATTGCGTGAAAATTCTTTATTGCGCAGAAATCCCCACCAGGCAACGGCTCTGAACAGCGGCATTTCCCCTAAATGCCGGATTTCCTCGGGCATGTGAAAACGGTGCTCCGCGCGTCTTTTCGTGGTGGAGGACGATGAATTAATAAGCATCGCGTTCCCTTAATAACGATTGGCCTGAATATCAGGTGGATTAAAAGTGTCCAATACATTTATCACGCAAATAGTGTGGAATTATTTGATCTCAACGCGCCTGAGATAAATCGCTTTAATTACCTTGTAACGGAGGTTTCCTGCGTTATTCGTCAGGTAATAGAGTGATGCAGTCTATTAATTCACACTTTTCGTTAATAGTTCAGGGAGGTGTTGATGATAGAGACAACCCCGCGCATCCTGCAGAATGCGCGGGGTTAAGCGTTAAAAGAGCAGCTTCAGACCAAGTACTGCCTGGGTATCGCTAAATCCCTCACTACCGATCTGCTGACCAATATTTCCCCACAGATGCAGGCGCGAATTTATTTTCGCCTCAACGCCCGTTCTAAGCTCTGCAATATTTTTCGCTCCATCGACTGAGCCACTGATCTCATTCATTGAGACCGTATCATTACGCGTATTATGCAGCCAGTTCAGCTCAACAAAAGGTTGAAAGAGTCGATCTTTACCTTCATCGCGAATAGGGTAACCCTGCATAAAGGCTTTTACCCCAAGACGACTTTGTAGATTACCCTTCCCTTTATCCCGCACCCATGTGCCGTTATCTTCACGGTGATCGTCGGCAGAGACGTCCATCCAGATAAGCTGCGCTTGCGGTTGCAACCAGTAACTCAGACGCGGTTGTTCAGCCAGTTTAACGGTGTGTCCCATCTCAAGAGATGCGGTCATTCCTTTCGAACGATAGCGTTCTTCCGCCAGAGATTCTCCGCGTACCGTGTTTTCAAACCAGTTGTAGAGCACCCATGCGTCTATCCAGGTCCCCTGCTTCGCAGCATTATCGGCATACCAGGTCGCGTACAAGCCTGCGCTGTAACCTGAAACCGTGCTGTCCGCACGATAATGGGATAATGATGACCGGGTATTGCTCTGACTGTTGGCATAACCCGTCATGACACCAAGATGCCAGCGATCCTCCAGACCGGAACTCCACTGAGCCAGATCGCCACCAATCTGCACCACATAACGATTACTTAGGCTGCTTAGTTGGCCGGAACGGTCATGAAAACGAGTATGCCCGCCAACATTGCGTAACCACAGACTGGTGACACGCGTTTCCCCGGTGATCGGGTCGATATACTGCGTTTCACCTAACCGGTCGTGCAAACGGGTAACAAACAGGGTGTTAGCCGCCCTGCGATTTGCCAGGTATGCCCCCATTTCCGGGCGCATCACCGCCGCGGATGAGCGCTCGACGCCTGGGGATGGCGTAGGCAAGGGAGTCGGATCATCCTCTTTCGGTTCAATAATCGGGTCATCTATCGGATCGATATCGTCGACGGGTGCCCAGGTATTGACCAGATACCAGTGGTTGGAATCCATGATCCCGTCGTCATTTTCACTTTCAACTCCGCGTAAAAGCGCGTAGTCATACCCCCCGGCAACCAGACGGCTTTGGGCAACAAATTCACCCGCAGAATCCCCTGCAACCTGGACAACTCGCGCACCGTTCAGATCACCAACCGCGACATTGCCTAATTCCTTCAACACGACCCGGGTTGTTCCTGCGGTGTTTCCCAAGACATTAAGCTGGTTGACCACCGGTTTTTGTTGCACTTGATCCTGTGTGCTGTTCAGGCTCAGTAAGCCATTGTCACTGTTGTAATCGCCCCTGACCGTCAGAACACTGCCTGACAGCGCCAGAGCATCGCGGTTGCCCTGCGGATCGCCAAAGCTCAGCCTCCCACCAAGTTGAAGTGACTGAATGGTCTGACTGTAGCCGTTCAGATCGAGCGTGGCGCCCTCCCCGACAGTAAAATCAGAATTCGGGCTAAAACCTGTGACACTTCCGGCGCTGAGCGTTCCGCGACTGATGTGAGTATTTCCGGTATAACGATTATCGCCGCTCAGTTGCGTCGTACCCGGTCCGCTATGGTTGACATTACCGTAGCCTTTTATCGCTGCATTAAGAGAATAATCTTCGCTGGTGTGGTTAAAGTTCAGTGTTGCAGTACTATTTTTCTGATTTGTGTCACTCAGTATAATGAGCGGCGTCTCGATAGATCCTGCTTCTTGTGCGGTTTCACCGGGTTTGCCACCGATATTCAGTGTGGCGGTACTTCCTGTCCCTATGCCAAGCCAGATTCCCTCTCCTGTCTTAACTTTGCCGCCATTACTGATATTAAGTTCACCTTTGGCATCATTTGGCGTGGTTATAAAGCCCCCCAAAATGAGTAATGTACCAACCTCTAAAAGAGAATTTTCGCCGTCTACATTCACGACGCCGTTTCCTTTAAGAGTTGAGTTTAACGTCTTTCCGACATAGCCAATATTCATATGTCTACTAACTGAAAGTTGACCACCGTTCAAAATATCCAGTCGGCCCTCTGCCTGATCGCCCACAACAGCCCAACCGGAACGGATCGACGAATTCTCACCTTCTATCGTGGTCAGTCCTTTTGCATCAGCATAAAATTCACCGATGCGCAGTTCGTTAATATTAGAGATCTGACTTCCCTCTTTAACGGTTAATGTTCCGTCGCCGTTATTTTTGCCGACAAACAGATTCTTGCCACTGAGATCCCATTGCGCACCTTCGGTTAACGTCACAATTCCGACAGCACCATTACCAATCGCGCTTGCAGAGGATTTAATGGTGCGTCCTGTTATTGTGAGTTCACCTTTTGTGCCCTGACCGACGGTCAGGGAGCCAAACTCACGCCATCCAGGCTCGTTATTCACTTCCGCAGATAAAATGACCTGGGCATTTTCGTTAATAAGAACACTACTGTTCGCCGTCGTGGGCGTCCAGGATGCTGTTAATGTCTTTGTCGCTTTGAGTTTTTTCTCAATACACTCTGCGGCCGCTTCACTTTCGCAGCGTATTTCCTCTGCCAACAGACCTG